TCTAAATTAACTAGAAGGAAGATAGAAATGGGGAGCGAAGCTAGTGATTTACAAGGATTAGATACTACTATTGACTGGAAAAATACTGGAGACAATAGTTATGATGGTGAAAAATTAAAACTATTAGTACATGATGAGAGTGGGAAATGGGAGAGGCCAAACAATATTTTAAATAACTGGCGAGTTACTAAAACAACATTAAGATTAGGAAGTAGGATTATTGGTAAGTGTATGATGGGATCTACCAGTAATGCTTTAGATAAAGGAGGAGATAATTTCAAAAAATTATATAATAATTCAGATGTTACAAAAAGAAACCGCAATGGACAGACTAGCTCAGGATTATATTCTCTGTTCATACCTATGGAATGGAACTACGAAGGATACATTGATTCTTATGGACATCCTGTATTCGAAACGCCTGAAAATGAAGTTAAAGGACCGTACGGGGACTATATTGATATAGGTATTATAGAGCATTGGCAAAATGAAGTTGATGGATTAAAAAATGATCAAGATGGTTTAAATGAATTTTACCGTCAATTCCCAAGAAGTGAAGATCATGCCTTTAGAGATGAATCTTTTGGTAGTTTGTTTAATCTTGTTAAAATATATGAGCAAATAGATTTCAACAATGATATGAGTAAATCTTCATTAACTACCACTGGTAATTTTCAATGGGTTAATGGAATAAAAGACACAAGTGTATTTTTCTCACCAAATCCAAAAGGAAGATTTAATATATCATGGACACCGCCTTTAATCCTTCAAAACCGAGTAATAGAAAAAAATGGCTTTAAATACCCAGGTAATGAGTATCTAGGAGCGTTTGGGTGTGACTCTTATGATATATCAGGAACAGTAGATGGTAAAGGATCTAAAGGTGCTTTACATGGCCTTACTAAGTTTAGTATGGAAGATTGTCCTCCTAATCAATTTTTTCTTGAATATGTAGCAAGACCACAAACAGCTGAGATATTCTTTGAAGATGTTTTAATGGCGTTAGTATTTTATGGGATGCCTATATTATGCGAAAACAACAAACCAAGGTTATTATATTATTTAAAAAGAAGAGGTTATAGAGGTTATTCGATGAATAGACCTGATAAGGTTTGGAATAAACTTTCAGTAGCTGAAAAAGAAATAGGTGGTATACCTAACTCAAGTGAAGACATAAGGCAAGCACACGCTGCCGCAATAGAGACATATATACAAAGATATGTTGGTTTAAGAGGTGATGAAACATATGGAGATATGTATTTTAACGGAACATTAAATGATTGGTCTAAATTTGATATAAACAATAGAACTAAATTTGATGCCACTATAAGTTCAGGCCTAGCAATAATGGCGTGTAATAAAAACCTATATAGACCTACACAAGCAAAAACAACTAAAACAATAAATTTTGGATTTTCTAAATACAACAATGAAGGTGATTTATCAAAAATACTAACTAAATGAAACAACAACCTAATATAACAAATGGTTTTCCTAGTCATGCAGTGCTTGACGAAGAAAAAAATTCCTTAGAATATGGAATGAAGGTTGGTAAAGCTATTGAAGCAGAGTGGTTTAAAAAAGACGCTGGTTCAAGTAGATATTTTACTAATAGAGATAACTACCATAGATTAAGATTATACGCTAGAGGAGAGCAATCAATACAAAAATACAAAGATGAGTTATCTATAAACGGTGACATGTCTTATCTTAATTTAGATTGGAAGCCAGTACCTATTATACCTAAGTTTGTAGATATTGTTGTTAATGGAATATCAGAAAGAGCTTATGATTTAAAAGCATATTCACAAGATACAGCTTCTTTAAAAGAAAGAACTGATTATGTAAACGCTATGTTGGTCGACATGAATACAAGAGTTTTCACACAAAGTGTTTTAGACGGAAGCGGTTTAAATCTTTTTAAAAATGACCCAAATAGTTTACCTGAAAATAACGAGGAACTCGCGTTACATATGCAGTTAGACTACAAGCAATCTATAGAAATTGCTCAAGAAGAAGCTTTAAATAATTTAATGGCATTAAATAAATATGATTTAACAAAAAAGAGATTAGATTATGATTTAACAGTTTTAGGTATTGCTTGTGGTAAAACATCTTTTAATACAGCTGAGGGTATTAGAATTGATTATGTGGATCCAGTAGATATAGTTTATTCTCATACTGATTCTCCATACTTTGAGGATCTATATTATGTTGGAGAGGTTAGAAAAATGAGTATATCTGAACTTAAAAAACAATTTCCACAACTAACGCTAGAAGATATTAAGAAAATGGAAGGTTTAAATTCTTCTAACTTAATGTATAGATCTTATGATGGAATGAAATCTGGAGATAGTGGTTACGTTAATGTTTTGTTTTATGAATATAAAACTTTTCAAAACCAAGTATATAAAATAAAACAAACAGCTAGTGGAGCACAAAAAGCAATTGTAAGAACTGACGAATTTAATCCACCAAAAAATCCAAATGATAGATTTACAAAAGTACAAAGATCTATAGAGGTATTGTATTCTGGCGCTAAAGTTGTGAGTCATGATATAATGTTAGAGTGGGGTATGAATAATAATATGACTAGACCAAACTCTGATGTTACTAAGGTAAATATGAGTTATAATATTGTTTCTCCTAGAATGTATAGAGGTAAACCAGAATCTTTAGTTGGTAGAATGACTACTTTTGCTGACATGATTCAACTAACTCATTTAAAACTACAACAAGTGTTATCTAGAATGGTACCAGATGGTGTTTATTTAGATGCGGATGGCCTTGCAGAAATTGATTTAGGTAATGGAACTAATTATAATCCACAAGAAGCGCTTAACATGTATTTCCAAACAGGTAGCGTTATTGGTAGATCAATGACTCAAGACGGTGATTTTAATCACGGTAAAATGCCTATTCAAGAACTTAATTCTAATTCTGGTAATGCTAAAATAGCTAGTTTAATACAATCTTATAATTACTATTTACAAATGATGCGTGATGTAACCGGACTTAATGAAGCAAGAGATGGTAGTATGCCAGATGAAAGAGCTTTAGTTGGTGTACAGAAGCTAGCGGCCGCGAATAGTAACACAGCGACAAGACATGTTTTACAAGGTGGTTTATATTTAACATTGAAAATAGCAGAAAATCTATCTTTAAGAATAGCTGATGTATTAGAATATTCTAACACTAGATCTAATTTTATAAACTCATTAGGGCAATTTAATGTAGGTACTTTAGATGAATTAAAATTACTACATTTACATGATTTTGGTATTTATCTAGAATTATCACCAGATGACGAGCAAAAAGCTATATTAGAAAATAATATTCAAATGTCTCTTCAAAAAGAACAAATTCATTTAGAAGACGCAATTGATGTTAGAGAGGTTAAAAACTTGAAACTAGCTAATCAATTGTTAAAACTTAGAAGACGTAAAAAACAAGAGTTAGATAGACAGATTCAAATGGAAAATATTCAAGCACAAACACAATCTAACGCTCAAGCTGCTCAAGCTGCTGCTCAAGCTGAGATACAAAAACAACAAGGTATAGCTGATAGTAAAGTTAAAATCAATCAAGCACAATTGCAGTTTGATATGAGAAAACTTCAAGAAGAAGCAGCTATTAAAAAAGAATTAATGACGTATGAGTTTACATTAAACAAACAGCTTAAGGAGATGGAGATGCAAGTCGTTGATGGAAAAGATAGAATGAAAGAAGATCGTAAAGACAAAAGAACTAAATTACAAGCAACTCAACAAAGTGAGTTGATTGAACAAAGAAAAAAAGATACTGGACCTAAAAACTTCGAATCAGCCGGATTTGATAATTTAGGTGGGTTTGGTTTAGAGCAATTTGAACCAAGATAACTATTATTAACAATTATATTATATTATGGCAAAAAACAAAAAAGAAGAAGTGATTGAAGAAGTTCAAGACACTAAAAACGAAACTCAACCTGTTGAAGAAAAACAAGTTGAAGAACCTACATCTAATTTCGCCGAAGACGGTACATATAAATTAGATTTAACTAAATTAGATAAAAACGAAAAAGATGCCGGGAAAGAATTACAAGAAACCGAAACCGAAAAAATCTCTGATAAAACAGCCGAGGGGCAAACAATCGAAGAAATAGTAGAGGTTGAAAAAGAAATAAATGAAGAGGTTGTAAGTGAAAACACTGAAGAACCTGTTTTAGAAGAAATTAACGAGAATGAACCGGATCAAGAGGTCCAAGAAAATCTTGTTGATGAGAATCCAGGAATGGAACTATCAGAAAAACTACAAAAAGTCGAGAACTTTATGAAAGAAACTGGTGGAACGCTTGAGGATTACGTTAAACTCAATGCGGATTATTCAAATGTTGAAGATAGTGATTTATTAAGAAGCTATTATCAACAAACTAAACCACATCTTAACGCTGATGAAATAAATTTTTTAATAGAGGATAATTTCTCTTTTGATGAAGATATTGATGAGCCGAGAGATGTTAAACGTAAAAAGCTTGCTTATAAAGAAGCGGTTGTAGAGGCTAGAAGCTCTTTGGAAACTATGAAGCAAAAATATTTTGATGAGGTCAGGTTGGGCTCCAATTTAGCTCCAGAGCAACAAAAAGCAATAGACTTTTTTAACCGTTACAATAAAGAGCAAGAACAAGTGCAAGAACTAAATCAAAAACAGTTAAAACATTTTAACAAACAAACAGATCTTGTTTTTAACCAAAACTTCAAAGGTTTTGAGTTTAACGTTGGGGATAAGAAATATCGTTATAATGTCAAAGATGCTAAGCAAACTAAAGAAGCTCAGAACGACGTACTAAAAGTTTTTAGTAAATATATTGATAACAGTAACATGTTAACAAATGCGCCTGAGTATCACAAGTCATTGTTTGCAGCAAGAAATCCTGACGCACTAGCAACTCATTTTTATGAACAAGGCAAAGCAGATGCCGTAAAGCAGATGACAAGTGATGCTAAAAACATCAACTTAACAAGAAAAACATCTGATGGTATGGTAGATACTGGCGATGGAATAAAAGTAAGGGTTGTAAGTGGAGATAATAGTTCTAATCTTAAAGTTAAACTTAAAAATTATTAACAATTAAAAATTAGAAAAAATGGCTGTAACTGCAACAACTATCCCTGCGGTACCTGAATTGACGCCTTATGCGCAAAAGGTCACTGTAGCGGGTAATTACATTAACTTCCATGGAAATTCTAGTTCTGCTCAATGGGCGCAACAATATATGCCCGAGCTTTACGAAGCTGAAGTTGAAAGATATGGTAATAGATCTGTATCTTCTTTCTTAAGATTAGTAGGAGCTGAACTTCCAATGGCTTCTGATCAAGTAATTTGGTCAGAACAAGGTAGACTTCATTTAGCTTATGAAGGTGCCTCTGTTACAAACGCTGGTGTTATCACCATCGCAAGTAGCGGAACACACTCTGTAAGAGTGGGACAAACTATTGTTTTGTCAGATAATCAAGCTGCTCCAACTATCATAAAATGTTATGTTAGTGCTGTAGCTGCTAATAATACTACTTTAACTGCGATTCCTTATGCGGGAGGCGCAACTGTAGGTGCTGTTAGTGGATTTGATACTGCAACTGATAGTGGGTCAAACACATGCTCATTCTTCGTTTATGGATCTGAATTTAAAAAGGGTCAACCTGGAATGGTAGGAGCTGTAGAACCAAAAGTAGATACTTTTAAAAACAAACCTATTATATTAAAAGATAAGTTTGAGATTTCTGGATCTGATGCTGCTCAAATTGGGTGGATTGAAGTTTCTGGTGAAGCTGGACAAGGTGGATACTTATGGTATATGAAAGCTGAAGGTGATACTAGAGTAAGATTTGAGGATTATTTAGAAATGGCTATGGTAG